ATCCTGAGATCCGCGTTCGCGATAGAATTGCACTAGATTCTTATACAAAAGAATTCTATCCACAGTAAGATTTAATGGTATACCGCTAGCGTACTCGCTGTGAATAAGATCCAAATATTTATCAGGGGAATCATTCAAATCTCTTATATTATTTAGATCAGATATAACCCTTGATGGCTGATCGCCAGCATATACTACAACTCTAGTTATCAATGTGAGCGTAGTATTCTCGTAACCGGTTAGGCCATCAAACTCGAAGGTAGTACCGTAATCATCTCCCTCTAACGCAAATATTTCAGGTACATTGTTACCAGCACCTATTCTATTTGATGTGACCGAAATATCTACTTCGTTACCTGAGCTATCTATCAGGATGGTGTTAAGTAATTCCAGATCAAAGAAAAAAACGTTTGGAGGAGCTTCGAATACGACTTTCCCTGTAATCACCGTTGCACTATATCGCTGATTGCTTATAGGATAGGTGAAGTCTTTCATGTTCATCATCTTGTAGTAATCTTCTAATAGATCTACAAGCACCTCAGCTGATTCGAGTAACTGACTTGGCATGTTTGATTTAGCTTGGATCTGCTCACGCGCTCTCTTTGACCGGGCAACTGACTCAATTGATGATCTATTTTCAGACATTTTTAATTTCTCGGAGTTGTTTGATAATTAATTGCACCTGCTGTACCACCTGTAGCTATGGTGTCAACCGACCCAAATATCTGCAATACTTGATTATCTATTTGCACCAATTGATTTCGCTTGGGAGCAATATCATACGAAAGTGGTGTAACCATAATACGGATAGGATCATCATTATCAGGACGGAAAGAATGTATAGTAATAGTACCATTGGTAGCATTAAGGGTACCAACATCTCTAATAACCTTAACTGGGATTTCATCAACTAGTTTATATACAAATAACCTTCGGTTGAGGTCTCCTCCAATAGGCTCATCTCCAATATAGTGAATAATGCCGTTAATCAAAAATGGTGTAGTAGATATTGATATTTCTGATTCAACGGTGATATAAAAGGCCCCGGCATATTGCAAATCAAACACGTTTTGTTTAGCAGGATCTGGGATAATATCCTTATACATTTGTACACGAACTGTGCTATTCAATATACCTGTATCAGAACGATCAATTGTACGTAATAGTTGTGAATATCGAAACACTCCACTAAAATCTCTTAGGTTATCATTGTTATACTGCTCTATTGCCCTACTCACAATCGATTGTAGCTCAGTTTGAGTGTTCTCAGTAAGGTTTGGGTTATACTTGAAAAAAACCTGGAGATCAAGTTTAGTGAATGTTGGATCAGCAAACGCTGGAGAGATTGAAACAACATTCTTACCTTTCAATAAATTAGTAATATTAGTTTTAGCTAACGGCGTTAGCTTATCCCCTGATTTGGGTTTAATTGCAATATACACCTTGCCATAATCAGGCGGTGAGTTATCCTCCCCACCCCACGTAGAAATAGCTTCAATATCACCATACTCCTTAATTAAAATAGCTTTATAGTCATCTGATGTTACAGCACGGTTTTGACTAATATATGTCAGCGGGGCATTAAATCTAATAGATTCTATTGATTCCCTTTCTGCCCCACCTGATGATTGTGAGTTGGGGGTGTGTAGCAATACATCGATATCAGTGTTTCCTTGTATATCGGAAGCGAATGTAAAATTATTTGCGCCATTCCCAAACTTACCTTTGGTGGATAGGTATTCTATCTCTATGATGTTATTGCCATTCGGTCTCTTACCAATTAAACCATCCCCAAAATAAACCGCATACTCGCCAGTTGATATTTCTTCTGTGAAATACACGGGGGTGTCGCCATCCAGTTGAGCAAAGGTGTTGAATGGAATATACACTGAATATGTGCTCGAGTCATCATGCTCACGGACTCTAACCCTCAAGTTAGACATATCCACATTAGTGTCGGGTATAATGAATCGCTGCGATTCAACAGTAGAATCTACACGGAACCTAGAGGTTTTAAGCTCACCTTGATATATCACCACATCATTAAATTCGTAAGTATTGTCAGATGTTATTTGAGCATTAATGCTAACGAGGACTGTATATGGATACTGAACACCATCAATGTTTGTCGTTAAGCGCGCGCCTCTATTCAAATCGATATTAGTTGGAGGCGGCGCGCCAACTGGGCTATTAATTATAAGGTCAACTGCAACTGTTGCTGCTGACTGGGATCTGGGGACATAACCAAGAGGCATAGCTCTTCCGACTACATTATGCCTCAGCTGAGCTGATCGTAAAAACGATTCATTTACATCAATATGACCTGCCATTGCATTATAATGAGTATTGTAGGCAAGAATATCAAGTAGGATCGACATTCCCGACCCCTCATAATTATAATCATTGAACTTATCCTGACCCTTGAGGAACTCAGTTAAGTTCCGTTTGATCTTATCAAAGTCGAGTTCAGTCACATTTAACTGATCAATCTGTGATTCGTATGACATTTTATCGCACTCTCTCTAAATAAAGTTCTAAGTCCACATCTGCAACTATATTGATTATATTGAACTTTAATGAAACGTTGTATGAATTAATTTCGGCCCGATCTTCTATTTTAACTGAAAGGATGACTATTCTGGGTTCATGTTCTTTTAATACTTTCTCTACTTCGCGTCTTATCGCGGCCCTCGTTATATTATCAGCAGTCTCGAATAGTAGCGATCTGATACCAGCAGAAAGATTTGGCTGAAATGGTCTGTCGTATTGAGCTGTTAAAATAAGATTACGCACTGATTGCTTAACAGCAGCAATATCCCTTAACGGAAGAATGTCTCTATGAGAAGGGTGTTGTTTCAGCCTCAAATCCAAATCTGAGTATCCCTTCGTCTTAGAGACAATGCTCGATCGGCTTTCTATTACACTCTTATCCGAAAATTGTCTTGTGCTCATCTATGTATACCTTACGGGTTAGCAGGACTAGTGATGGCAGCACCACCACTATCTGTCCATGTGTAGCTGTGAGTGTGTGAATCTAAATCAACGCCCGATGATGAAATAATACTACCAGAATCTGATATAGTAGCCCCTCCAGCTGCAATAGATCCAGCCAAGATTGGTCCTTGAACAGTTAAGGCTCCATTAACTAATGTTAAGGGCGCATTTATTTCTACTGCATTTGAATTAAGTATAGCTCTTTGTGCGGTAACATTTAACTGTTGCCCAATCACAGCGGTGGCGTTTTCTGTGACGGTGGCATCTAAATTGGTGCAAGATACACTAGCATCACCATCAACTATTATGTTAACATTGCCATGGACATGAATTGAATCATTTTTAAAAACGACGCGGTAGCTATCACCAACAACAAATTTAACTTCATCGCCATTTGGATGAACTTCATATTGAGTTCCTGATTTGTGAAGCTCTCTAATACGTTCTGCGCCTGGTGTGTCATCATACTCCTTAATATGGCCACTGGTGGTTTGTCTCACTTTATTATAAGGAAAGGTGGCCTGATATGGTGATTGTGGAGTTCCGATTATATCATCGATATATCGGGCGGTCGTATCTTCACCGCGAGTCAGAGGAGACCAATCAGGAACATCATCAGTGGTTCCAGGAAGCGAGCACATTACTACAGGATTTTGTGCATCAGATCCATCAGTAAATACACCCATCACCCAAGATCCAATTTCCAGAGCGTGTGTCTCAGATACCCCACCTGAACTTGCAGATGTGGTTGGAAGAGCTGTTTGGGCCCATGGTAGATCGCTTGTATTGATGCTTACCACATCCTCAGTGTGGTATCCAAAACATCGTACCCTAACTCTTCCGGAGCTCAACGGATCATCAATAGCTTCTACCACTCCAATGAACATTCTTATATCTTGATTAAACATTTACCAACTCCGTGGGAGTAGAATCGCGTTTGATTTTAATTTCAGTGTAGTATCCACCCAACTCATCAAAACGATGGATGGCTGAAACTATCATGTAGGTACCTGATAGATATTGATCATATTTAGCATCTGCTAACAAACTTAAGTCATCCAACCCTGGGTCAGTTGCTATTGGTAGTTTAATTCTAATCAATGATCCAGGGCGAACTTCCGGATCACCAAGGAGACTAATAATATGAGTAGTGGATCCTAAATTATTCCATATAGCCTTTTTACGAGGACCCAAATCAGCTTTCTGTGAGCTATAACTC